CGGACGGTGTTCGCATCAATCGGCGTGGTGCCGTTGATGGGGCTGGTAAACGCCGCCACGCTGTGTTGTCCAACGGTCGTCGCCATCGTTTATCTCCGACTCAGGGCAAACGCTTCCAAGGTAAAGCGCGAGAAGATGGGCAAGGCCGCGCCAGAGTCGATCACGCTGACATCGACGTAGTAGCCCGTGCCACCCATCTGAATACGATACGAGCGGCTGCCAGAGCCACCCCATGTGCCGGTGCCCCAGACCGTGCCAGCGCCACCCCACGCTTCGTCCGTGGAGGGCGGCAACGACCATGAGCCATAGGACTCGCCGGTGTTCCACTCGACACGGGTCTGGCTGGAGCCACGCAACTGGGCGGTCAGGTAGCCAAAGCGCAACGACTTCGCCAGCGCATCATCGTTGCAATACAGGCGATGCAGTTGCAACGTCAGCGCGTAAATCTCCCCGCCCGTGCCGTTCGCCGCGACATTGTCGAGGAAGACCCCCGGCGCATCGCAGAGCGTCACCCAGCCCGACGCATCGCCCTTGAGCACGACCGGCAACCCATCGGCGTTCAGCGTCTCGAAGAGCGACGTGGTAGCCGGAGACACATAACCGCCATCCCACGGGCCGGTCCATGCGTTCAGCACGGTGTGGTAGACAAAGCAGCCGAAGGTGGGGATCGTGATCCACAGCTCCTTCGTGGCCCGATTCAGCACAGCGCGAATCTTGTCAAAGTCCGCATCGGTCAACTGGCGGATGATCGGGAGCAGCGGGTCGGGCGTCTCGGCGGTGCCGACTGACGCGACTTCCGCTTCGTTGCAGCGATACAGCCCGCGCTCACTGACAAAGAATGCCACGTTGCCAGACGCCACGATGCTGCCGGGGGCAATCGTGCCGACATCCGCCGTCACGGCCTGCGGGGCGACCGTCAGATCGTCCTGCCCGTAGCCCGTGATGCGCGAGATCCCGCGCCGATGGAAGAGCAAGAGCGAGGTGTTGACCGATGCCAGCCCGACTAGCACTTCGTCGCTGAAGGTGCGGACGATGATCTGCCCGCCACCCGACGCGCCGTTGCCCAGCGAGTCGCCGTTGTTCAGGTCCGAGTAGAACACGCTGTCGGGGAAGGACGCACTGCCTACGCCCCACAGCCGTTCGTTGTGGACCGTGATGCTCTCGACCGCTTCCGTGTTGGCGATGTTCGTGGTCAGCGTGGTGCCGTTCCACTTGTTGAGCAGCCCACCGTCTGCGATGTACACCACATCGTTCACGCTGCCATCGCGGAACTTGGCAAACGTCGGGTAGGCGGTGGTAGACAACACCCCCGTTCTGGCCGTCCATGTCCACGGAAACGCGCCGTAGGTGGTGGTGTACAGCGTCCCGTTGCTGATCGCCATGATCTCGGGCGAGCCGGTGTCCTTCGTCCACGTAAACCCGTTGGTGACTGGGTTGGCAGACGCGACGGCGGTCGAGACCCGCCGAGTCCCACCACGCTTGGTGGCTGCGCCGTAATCCGTCAATCGGGCGTTAATCGCTCGACGCAACTGGTTGGGCAGGAGCGCGATGTCGTCCGAGACATCATTCAGCCCACCGTCCATCTTGGGCTGCTGGTCTTGGAGCCGCTCCGCCATCAGCCGCCGCTCCAGTCATACTTCTGGTCGGGGTACGCCATCCGCGTCGGGTTGATCGTGCGGCGACGGAGATCGTCCAGCAGCGACTGGCGCTCTTCGTTGGCCAGCGAGCGGAAGTTGTTCGCCGCGCCGACTTCCGCGCCACCCTTGAGCAGCAGCTTGGCGGCGGCCGTGGAGACGATGATCGACTCGCTGTTCTGCGGGAACGTGATTGTCGCCGCCGTGGACGACAGATCGTTCAGCGAGGTGGGCTTGTAATTGACCGCGATGTACAGGCTGACGCCTGCGCCGACCGGCAGGATCTGCACCGCCTCCCCGACGAGGTAGTACATGCGCGGGTACGTCGGCAGGTAGTTCGTCGTCGTGGCCAGCGGGACGTACTGGAACTGCGTCTCGTCGTACAGGACGTTGCCGTCACTGACCGACAGGATGCGATAGAAGTTCTGCTGGCTGTCACCGCCGCCCGTATTCAGCGCCGAGAACGGGATCTGCCCGTTGGCGTCCGTCGTCACGCTCAACTGCTGAAACGTGTAATACGGGGCGGCGTTGAGGATGTTCGACCACTCTTCGTCGTAGGACTGCGACAGCGCGGTACGGATCGCCGTGTCAGACCAGCGGGTCGAGCCGACCGCGTCCATGTACTCGCGGGTCTGTTCAATCAAATTGGCGACACTGACGCTGGGCATACCCGCTCCTACGCTAAAGACGAAAGACGCACGTTAGCTGACCTTACGAGGACGCCCACGCTTGCGAGGCGCATCCATGACACTGGACGGGTCCGACCGATCCAGCACCTCGCCAATGGCGGAATCCAGCGCCTGCTGAATATTGCCAGTATTCCAGTTCTCCATCGCGTCCGACATCCGCTGGATGTCTTCGCGGGGGAACGTGCGGAACGTGCGCTCCAGATACGGGGCCGCTTCGTCCGGGCCGCAGCTCATCGGGAGGTAGCCGATGATGTCAAAGGTGTCACTCGGGTGCGTCAGCCCCTGCTGCACATATCGCCAGCGGGCGTCTTCGGACGGCCATGTCATGCAGATAGCCCAGTGTTCGCCGTTGCCTGCCATCCAGCGCAACGAGAGTCCCGAGTGGATCGCCGTGAGCCGCCGCGACACTTCCGGCGACGGCTCAGGACGACCTAACGCATTGAGCAGGGTAACCCCGCTCACGCCTGCACCAGCAGCTCGACGTTCACCATGAGATCGACGGCTGCCGTCGTCACGGTGTTGTTGGTCGTCACGGCAAAGCGCACCGTGTCGCCCGCGTCCAGCGTCTTCTGCGCGTCCGTCAGCGTAGAAAGCAGGGCGACCGCCGTGCCTTCATGCGCCGTCAGCGCCTCCAGATCGACGTTGCCCGTCAACGGCACCGCCGTGTTTTCCGACGCATCGTACTTCTGCAACACGCCGAGGATCGTCCCGCTGGTGGATGCCGGAACCGTGGCCGCTGACACGACGGCCCGATTGATCTGGCACACAGCCGGATGGCTCCCGAAGTTGTAGATCGTCGTGGTGGTGTTGCCAATCGCCGCATCACAGCGACCAACCATCAGGTTGGGTAGCGTCCCAAACCGTCCCGGCGTTGGCGCAAAAATGTTGCCTACGCTCATGCGAGTCTCCGTTCAGAGGAAACGTGTGTGGGGATGGCTGTCATTAGCCACCCCCATCACGTTATCAGATGTGCGAGTAACGCACCGTGTCGGTGTAGTTGATGATCGAACCATGCGCGTTACGAGCGAGGCAGGCGAGGTTGCCGTACCAGCCGTAGGTCGTCTCGAACGCATCGCGGCCCTGCAACCAACGCCACGGACCCGCGCCCTCGAACTCCACGAAGCCCCAGTCCTTCGCATCCACCCACGCGAGCGAGGGGATATGGAGGAGATAGATCGTGCCAGCCGGAACGTAGTAGTCCGTCACGCACGGAATGCCGCACACTTCAATGGCCTTGTAACCGCCCTTGATCGTGGTGGCAAACTCGCCCGCCGTGAAGCGGCGCTGGCCGACCATCGACTCCATGAGCTTCTTGGCCACGCCCGGAGTCGTGAGCATCAGGAAGTCCTTCGGACGGGTCATCGCGTCCTTGCCGCTACGGCCCGCGATGCGCTGGATCAGATCCCAGATGTCCGACTCAGTCGGCTGGTTCACATCCGGCGTATCCGTGCCCGCCACCATGCGCGTGGCATCCCAGATCGAATAGGTGGCCGCATCAATGCCGTGCAGCGAGGTGTAGCTGTTGCTGCGGTTCGTGATGTTGACCAGCCCGTTCATCGCAAACGTAAACGAGGTATCCGACTCGGTCGCCTTCACGATCTTGTCGCTCGCCGCCACCGTCGCAAAGCCGGTAATGCCCGCGCCAGCCAGCGTCAGCGTAGCGGTATCACCGCTCACGGCAATGCTGGAAATCTTCGCACGACCCAGCACGGCGTTCGCCGCTGACGTGTCCAGCACCGCGATAAAGTCGCCAACCGAGAGGAGCAGGTTGCCCTGACCCGCTCCGGCAATGCCGTAGGGCGAGATGGCGACCAGCGTGTTGGCGTTGGCCATCACGCCGCTGGACAGGGCGACCACGCCGTCCGGCTTGTTGTGGAGCGCCTGCTGCATCAGGATCGTAGACGCTTCCTTGATTTCCTCCATCGTCTTCTTAGCGATGGTCGTAAAGGCCGCGTCCTTGCTCTGGGTGCCGACAAACGCGAGGCCGTCTACCTGACGGGTCGTGTACGCACGAACGACCGCAGCGCGACCCTGCACTTCCTGTGCAGTCGTGTCGGGCGGGAAGTAGCCAAGCTGCGAGAACGTTGCGCCAGACGGGCGTCCGACGACCACGTCAAAGAACACATCGTTGCCACCCCAGCGCATGTTGCGCGGGCCACCGGCACGGCCCTTGTCGAGCTGGGCAAGGAGGGGGGTGACGAGATTCTGGACCTTCTCACGGAACTGGCTGTAGACGTTCTTCAGCAGCCCCGTCAGTTCGCTGTCGGTAATGATTGTTGGAGCGGGCATGTTGGCCTCGAAATGTTAGGTACGGATGGACGAAAGGATTGAGCTTAACGCGCTATCCACGGCATCATCGACGGTCGCCGGTTTGGCAGCCGCTTTCGGTCGGTCTTGCGTCGTCACCGTCGAACCGACCGGCTTCAACTTCTGCCCGACCATGCGCTTGGCCTTCTGCGCTTCGACCTGTGCCCGTTCCAGTTCAGCGTTGGCCTTCGCGGCCTGCACTGGCTGAGATCGCCGGACATGGGCCGCTTGCGCCCACAACGCGAGATCCTCGACGATGTACTTGCGGATGGCGTCATAGCGTGACGGGGAGACATAGGGGACCCCATTCGGGGCCACTTCCGCGTGCGCCTGTAAGGCCATCTCGATTTTGGCTTCCAGTTCCTCAACGGAGACCGTGGGCAGTGCATCCGTAATCATGCGGATGGCTGGCACGACTTCGTTGTCATAGAACCGCTCGCCACTCTGACTAATAGTCTGCATTTCGTGCTGCACACGCAAGTTCGCAATCTCTTGCTCGGCGCGTTCAGCCCGACGTTCGGGTGAGGTTTCCGCGAGGTAGGCTTCGTA